GGCTATTTTTTCCAGTTTGGCTGACCCGTCAATCTTGGTTGGCTGGCCGCCGGTGCGCCTGATCCGCTTGTAGGCATCCAGGTCTTTGTCCAACTGTTTCTCTTTGGCGTTCAACTGCTGGACGTTGTGGCGTGTCGGCATCGCTGCCCCCGACATCCGCACATGCGAAATACGGCAAGCAAAACAGCCTTCAACGTCGAGCGTCGGATGAGTCTCTGCGTGCTTCATGGTCCCCTATGAGATGTATGCGCCGTAACCTGCCGCGGTAAGACTAGCAACCTCGTCAGCCGTGACATCGTTGTCTGTGCCACCCCAGTACACCTTTTGGATGGTGGTGATGTCGTTCGGCTCGTTCTCCGTGTAGGTGCCGTTCGTGAGCAGGAACACGTTGCGGCCTCGCGGTTCAGCATCAAAGTGCTTGAACAGCGAATAGGCGAGCCGTACCTCTTGGGAGTCAAACTCTTTGGGTGGGATGCCCAACACCATGAAGTCATCGGTCGGTGGTCTAAAGATGCTCATGAGACGTAACTACCGTAGCCTGCCGCAATCAAATCATCCTTTTCTTCCTGTGTCACAAAGTTCTGCGACCCGCCGTAGTAAATCTTGGCAATCAGCGTGTAGTCCCTCTGCTCAACCGTGGTGTATGTGCCATCAGTGAGCTTGTAGACGTTGCTACCTGCGTAGGTGGGTTCGGCGTAGCGAAACAGGCGGCCAGCAATCGACATGTCGTGGCGATCAACTGGCGCAATCTCGGTGGTTGCAGGTGGGCGGAACAGCAGCAGTTTGACTGTGGTGGTGGACTCGCTGCTAGTACCCGAAGCTGAGGCGGTGCGTTGTGCGACGCGAGCCGACACAATCTCCCTGCCACCCGTACCTGATGCTGTGGCGGTGCGGAAACGGGTGATGAGTTTGACGACGACCGAATCGCCAGTGCCTGTGCCTGTAGCGGTGCGGGGCGCAATGTGCAGTTGGGTGACGCTTGATGCGCCCGTCCCTGAGGCAGTGCCCATGCGTGCGCGGGTGACTGCGCCAGCAGCAGTCTGGGTGCCGGTACCTGCGGCGGTGGCGGTGCGGGGCACGATGCGTAGCCCTGTGGCGGTCTGCGTGCCTGTGCCAGACCCTGAGCCTGTGTACGCACGAACCACGTTGCGCTGTGCAGTCGAAGCCCCCGTGCCTGCACCTGTGGCTGTGCGTGGCGCAATGTGCAACCCGACAGCACCACCGTCAGTAGTACCTTGACCACTCGCAGTAGCAGAACGTGGGACGACACGCTCACCCTCCGCAGTCTGCGTACCTGTACCAGCGGCAAGTGCCGTGCGCTTCGCAACCAGCACAGTAGAGGTCGATGATGCACCTGACCCTGAACCTGTGGCAGTACGCAACGATAGAACTAGACGTTGCGCAGTTGACGACCCTGTACCTGCTGCTGAAGCAGTACGGTCAACAACGACTAGGCCGCGATAGAAGCCCTGCGTCGCAGAGAAAGGCGAAGCAAAATAGACGACCTTGCGGTACGTGTAGTTCGGTACTTCTTCAAACTCCCGAAAGCCAGGAGTATCAACGAACCCGAAGGAGAAGTCGGTGACGCCAGTAGCCATCCGGCTACCTCACCTCAATCCAGGGTCAGCGTAAGCGAAGTGATCTGGAAAGTGTCGCCAGCAGTAACCGCAGCAGACGAAGACAACGCGCCAGTCCACAAGCAGTTGCCCGCAGTCGAGTTATCCCACAACGAGAAATGCGAATAGGTTTCCGTGGTGGAAACGTTCGTCCATTCGACGGTCGCAGATGACGCCATCGAACCGCTTGACGCAGCAGAGAACGTGACTTCTTCGCGGGTCGTCTCTGCGGCTGCGTTGCTTGTACCCGCTTCACCAGGGTCCCCCAAGTGGAGTTTTACGTAGACGTTGCTAACGGAAAACGACTGGGCACGGAGCGTGTCAAGAAGTTTGTTTTCGGCGTAGTTGGAAATCGACATCAGTTACCTCGCGCCAAATGATAGCAGAAAAACAGAAGCGGGGGTGGATGAGCCAGGGGAACGCCCACCCACCCCCACGTTCAGTTGACTGAACTAACTAGTTCAGTTTGCGCCGATTGACGACGACGACTCAATGCGACGCAGCGAAGCCTCGCGGAATCGTGCGTAGCCACCGAGCCAGTACCAGCCGACCGGCTGGAAGCGCTGGAGGACGTCCACCACCGGACCGCGAACGACACGCGGGAACGCGCCGTTGCCATCCACGATGCTGTGCGCCTTCGCCAGAGCCTGACGACCGCAGATGTGGGTGCAGTACGCATCCACCGTGCCAGTCGAGCCAGAGCCGTTCGAGGCGTTCTCGAAAATCTTCGCACGCGGCGTCTCAATGAAACGCACACCTTCGAAGGCTCCGATTTCGCCGTTGTAGATGCCAGCCGGATCGCTGTACACGTGCGGGTCACGCCACGAAGCAACACCCGTCTCACGGCGGAGGTCGTAGCTCACGTCGGGGTGGATGTAGCCCATGTACATGCCGTTGAACGACACTGCGTTGGCCTTGCGGAGAGCGGCGACAACCTTGCGGACGTCGTTCGCCTCGATGATGTCACTCGCCTCGATTTCGGTGCGAGCCGTCGGGGTGGTGCTTCCGCCGCCACCGTAGACGACGTTCGTGCCAGCCGAGAGGACGTCACGGATCACTCCGTCGATCGAGATACCGGCGTTGTAGCCAACCAGGTTGGCGGCTGCCGCATCCACGTCAAGGAACGAAGTTCCACGCAACTTGGCGGTGGTGTTCACGGCGTTGCCGTACTCGTCCAGCGTCACTTCGACCTGGGAGTCACCCATCACCACTGGGGTGACATCGGTGTCTTCCGTCAGGGTCGAGGTCTTTTCGCTCAGATCATTGAAGATCGTGAACTTGACCGATGAACCTGGCATTGCTTGTGCGACCGGCATCACGTCTGCAACCGCGTCGAACAGAAGTTCGGAGCGGAGTGCGAAGTACGCAATCCTGTCAAATGCAACCTGGTCTGTGAGCAGGCTGCTCTGTTGTGTCTTGGACATTGCCTGTTTCCTTCTCCCGACAGGCTCGGGGCCTGCGGGCTAGATGTTTTCTGCTTCTTGCCTTGCTTGGGCCAGTATCTGCATCACTTCATCCGAGTTACGAGCCTGGTTGATTTTGGAGTTCCAATCGACCACAGGTTCGCTCGTCTCGCCCGCACGTTGAGCCTTCGTAATCCGGCTCCACGCATCAGCCTCGGATTTGGCTTGCGCCGACTCCGCTGCTTTAGCGATGAGATTCGCTTCCTCCGCTGCTTGACGGATCGCTTCTGGAGTGACTTCGCCGTCGTAGCCTTTCACGAAATACTTTGCAACAGGGTTGTCCATAGGGACTCCAGCCTTGATGAAAGCCATCTCGCGTTTGACTGTTTCGGCTTCCGCAAGCTGTTTCTTCAGCTCTGCGGCTTCCTTTTCCAGTAGACGCATCCGTGCACGCACGGGGTCTTTCGGTGCCTCGTCAACAGAATCGTCTTCGAAATCGTGGACGTTTGACATTGGCTCACTCCTTTACCCACACCAGGTTGGAGGTTCCTGGTGGCTGTGTCTTATGTGACGTCACTCAGAGTAGCACATCGGCTACTGGTGTCAAGGGGGTGCTATTGGGCGGTGCCGACACCGGTTTCAACGGTACCCGAGGTGGCGCCTGTAGTTCGGGCGAAGCCACCGCCGCCTGAGAACTCTGCGATGCGTTGACGTTTGCGGCGTTCCAAAGCCTGCTGTGCTGCAACATCGTAACCGAACGTGGCACCAAGTTGCTGTTCTTGGGTGAGGATTTCCTCACCAGTCATTTCGGTGTACAAACCAGACAACAGACCTTGCTGGGTGAAACGGGTTTGTGCTTCTTCTGGGGTGATTCCTCGTGCCGCCAGTTCTTCGGCCTGTAGGGCGGTGAGTTGCATACGGCCTTGTTCTCGTCCGCGAGCAGCAATCTCGGCGGCTCTTGCTTGGCGTGTCAATAGTGGGGCGGCACGAGTCGGATCAAGGAAATAGGCGGTTAGCGCATTGTCGTCAACGCCGTAGAGTTCGCGCATCTGGCGGCGGACTTCTGGGTCGGCGTCTTGAACGCGGCGGTAGCCCTGCTGGATGCGGTCTTGAAGTTCTTGCGGGGAAACGTCACCTTCGATGAGCTTTTGGAAGTCGTCGGTTTGGTCATAGAAACCTGTTGGCAGTCCGTTGGATTGCATGAGTTGGCGGTACTGTTCTTCCAACCCGACATACGTTCCTGGGTCAAGTTCTGGTAACCCTTTCTTTGCGCGGGCTGCGTTGCCTGCGAAACGGCGCTGATACGCCGGCTGTTCTCGGAGGGCGAACAGGATGGCGTTGGAGTCGTTGAGGTCAACGGTTCCGCCGGTGATTACTCCCTGAACTGCGCCTTCCAGTTCCGACAGTCCAACCCTGTTGAGCAGGGCACGGAGTCGGCTGAAGGCATCAACTTGGTTTTGGCGTCGTTGAGCAGCAGCCAAATCCTCATCATCGTCATCGTTCTGATTGTTTGTGGTCGTCGTTGTGGTCGTCGTGGTTGTAGTGGTGCCGCCGACTGCTTCTGGGTCGACTTTTTCTGGCAGGGTTACCTGCGGTGTTTCTTCAGGGAGAACACGTGTTTCGTCTCCACCGCCGCCGCCCTCAGTGTCAATAAATGCCATGCTCATCGCACTAACCCGAAAGCCCTTTCAAGAGTAGACACCACGCTAGACACCTGCTGATTCGCTTGATTCGTGAAACGCCAACCGTAATCCTGATTCGTCTTCAACTCACGCTCCCAATCAGCCAGCGACATCGGCCCCTTATCACTCGTACCGAAAGACCTCGCCCACTTAGGGTCTTTTACGAAGTCAATTTGGTTCTCGTCAAGTTCCAGTATCGCAGACGCGTAACGACGATAGTTTCTGAACAAGTCATCCAACGACAAACCAGCATCAAGCTGTTGCGACAGGTGCGGGTACAGCGCTTTGGCTGAGTTCTTCGCCCTATCAACCAGCGCGTTCTGGTTCAACACCATTCCCTTGCGATCAGGTTGACCTGTCAAAACTGACATGATTTCATCATCGGATGGCATGTAGCCGTACTCGCGGACAGTTGTGCGAAGCGCATCAGCATCAGCGGATTCAAGCGTCGGGGCACGTGTGCCTGCTGGTGCCATTTTGGTTGCTTCGGCGTACACGAAATTCTTCAACCGGTTACCAGTCAAACCAAGTCTTGCGGCACGGGAAGCAACATTGCGTGCAGTCTGCGGGCTGTCAAAAGCGTCCCCGTACGCATCGGTGATTTCGGCAAGCAGTTTCTCGATGTCGGCGTTGCGTTCCGCTTGCGTCTGTTTGTCAAACGCTTTGGCTGCGTCAGATGTTTCGTTGTAGTAGCGGGTCTGCTTCACCTCTGCATCAAAACGGTCAGCCGTAAAGTTCGGGTCAAGGGTTGCCCGCACCAACAAATCCAGCAAATCCTGACCGAAGCCGCCAGCATCATCTTCAAACACGAACGCAAAGTTTGGGAACATTTTCTTGATTTGGTCAATGGTTGCTTGCGTCAAGTTCACGGCACACTCGTTTCAGGAACACCAGCACCGCTACCTGCGGAACCGAAGGCACGTTCAGCGAACTGGGCGAAACGCATCGCTTCTGCTTCAGGGCCTGCCGCTTTACGAATCGCTTTTTCGGCACGAACCTGCAAATCCATCGGCTCCACACGGCGACCGCCAGCCATCGGCAAACCAGTTTGCGACTGCACTTGCGATGCTTGGAACTGTCGAACGATTTGGTCAACGAGCGCTGGGTCTGCTGAGCGACCAAGAATCTTTGCCGACACCTGGTTCACGACGTTCTTGATGTCTTCAGGGTTGGATACTTTTGGTGGGAGTTTGGTTTGACCTCCGCCGATGGGTGATGCGGTGGCGATGTTGAGGGCGGTTTTCCAGTCAACGTTTGATCGGTTGGCTTCGCCCAGTAGTTCAACCCATGCTTTTCGGGTTGCGTCATCAACGGTGCCGATGCGGTATTTGGAGCCGAGCAGACCTGACCTGTTCAACTGGGCTTGGATGTCTGCGATTTGGTCACGGTTGAAACGGGTGATGAGGTCTGCGTCGCGTTCGTAGTAGCGTGGAACGAAACCTGCCGAGGGTGTTCCTCGGAGTTCTTCCATCGGTGTAGCAGCACCAGCCCCGATGCGTGTGGTGGTTCCTGGTACGGTTGCGCCGGTCTTGATGTCAACTCGACGGCCACCTTCAAGACCGATAGCGGACTCAAAGCGATCCGAGTATGTTTGAGTGGCGCCAGGTGCGAACGTCGGTGCTGCGCTTCCGCCACCAATCTGCGTGTTCGTTCCAGTTCCCTGTGATACGAGTGCGTAGAGTTGCTGGATTTGCGCCGACTTGGACGCCATGTTGGTGTTCTGGTCAACGATTTGCTTCAGTTGCGGGGGCAACTGGTCATACTTTGCCTGATCGTCGGGCGAAAGAGATTTAGCAGGTTTGCGAGCCATCAGTCCTCATCAACTATGAACTCATACGATAACACTTGCTCGTAGACATCTCTGAAGGCAGGGTTCTGCGCAATGAGGAACGGTGCCAACTGGTTTGAAAGATACAGGCGCAGTTCTTTGGCGGCCTTATGAGTACCCCAGTTGCCGACATTCAATACATTGTTGGACGCAATCATGGCGTTGACTGCTTTATCGCGGGCATCAAAGTATTGCGAAAGCGTCTGAACGACACCATTGCCACGCAAATCGGGGTTATCAACGATGGCTCGCAACTGCGAAAGTTGACGGCGAACACGCTCTTGGGAGTCCTTACGTTGCTCGCCAGGGGGCGAATACAGGGGCAGATCGGTGCTAATTGCTTGAAGTTTGTCAGCCAAAAGACT